GGGGGGGGGTCGAACGCTGGTGAATGGGACGGCGTATGAGGTCAAGTTCAGCGACGGGCTGACGTGGATCATAAATGAGTCCCCAAAAATAATGGTTTTTGAGCAAGCCATTGATTTTACATCAAACGGGAAAAAATTCGACTACTTCATGATCACTGCAGGCTCTCGGCCAAGCATTGTTTACTCTTACGGGCCAGGCGATATTTGGTACGCATATTTCAACGGGAGCTGGACGCAAGAGGCATTCCGGACAGTGACTTTCGCTGAAATGCCAACAGGAGCACTATTAGCATGGCTGCAGGCCAATGCCGTGCAGCAATAGACAGGAGGAACTTATGGACACCTGGTACATCACAATCGGAGGGCAGGAGATCGAGACGCGACCAGCCGCTGGCCGCATGCGCGACGCCGACTGGGGCGGGCGCGAGAGCCGCGCCGTCACCATCGACAAGAGCGCGGTTGCAGACCCGCTGGCGCTATTCTGCGACGGCGCCGTCTGGGGCATGATCCACCGCTACACCACGGCCGTCCCTGTGCTGGACGCAGAGGGCAACGTCCAGATGAACGAGGACGGAACCGTCAAGTCGACGACCGAGACCGCCGAGGACCGCTACATGGACGACTACGCGGATTTCACCCTCGCAGGTCCCATCACCGACAATCGCGACGGCACCATCACCGTCAAAATGGGCAAGCCCCTGCCCCTCGAGCGGGCAGAGGCAGAAAAAGCCGCCGCCCAGCACACCGCCGCGACCCTCATGGGCATGCCCGTCTATACCGCCATCGGCGAGAGCAGAGCGCAGACCCTGCGCGCCGCCATCGTGACGGCCGCGGCCAGCCTGCCCGACAAGGACGCGTCCGAGGCCCCGGAGCTGTTCCCGCAGCTGACGGGCGACGGCAGTCTCGTCAAGTCCGGCACGCGCATCTGCTGGCAGGGCGGCATCAAGCGCGCAGCCGTCGACATCTGGGACACGGCCGAAAATACCCCGGACGCAGCCCCGAACCTTTGGGAGGATATCCAGTACAAGCAGGGCTACCGCCTCATCCCCGAGACCATCACCGCGACCCTTGCCTTCGCCAAGGGAGAGCACGGCTGGTGGCAGGACGAGCTCTACGAGTCCCTGCTCGCCGCCAACGTCTACACCCCGTCCGTCAACCCGGACGGGTGGAAGAAGATCACGGAAGAAGGTACATAGCCATGGACACCAAGACCATCATCGTTACGCTCGTCTGTGCCGTGCTCGGCTCGTCCGCGCTGACGGCGGTCGTCAATGCCGTCGTCGGCGCGATACAGAAAAAGCGCGGCAAGGCCACAACGCAGGAGGCGCACCTGGCCGAGATCGACAAAAAGCTCGGGAAAATGCAGGAGCATCAGGACGAGCAGTATCTCGCAATTCTCCGACTGACCATCATGTCGGAGGAAATGCCAATGGCCGAGCGTTTGATCGCCGGGCAGAAATACGTCAAGCTGGGCGGCAACGGCGATGTAAAAAAGTTTTTGCACCAGCTCGAAAAGCAGTGTGAGCACAATGGAGTTTAGCAAGAAGTGGCTGATCTGCAGCGCGCTCGTCAGCCTCGCACTCATTATCGCCTGCGCGGCAGGCGCAGACCTGACGGAGATCACGCTTGCGGTGCTGGCTGAAACAACAGCTTCCAGCGGATTCTATCTCTGGAAGGCAAAGAACGAGAACCGCGCGAAGTACGCGCAGAAGTACATGGATAAATGGGCCGAGAAATACGGCCCGGAAGCGGCAGCACGCATCGCGGAGATCGTGCTGAAAGATTGAAAGGAGCATACTTATGGACTACACGCAAATTATCTCGGCAGTGATCGCGCTCATCAGCGCGCTCGTCTCGGCATTTCTGATCCCGTGGCTCAAAACCAAGATCGACGCGGACAAGCTGCAAACGCTCCGCACTTACGTTGAGATCGGCGTAAAGGCGGCGGAGCAGCTGTACACCGCGACGGACGGCGCGGCGAAAAAGGCGTATGTCGTGAACTTCCTCGCCGAGAAGGGCATTCAATTTGATGTGGAAACAATCGACAAGCTGATCGAGGCCGCCGTGCTGCAGCTGCACCACGAACTGTACGGGAGTGAGCGGGCATGAGTTACGTTATGAGAGCGTCCGAGCTTGTAAAAAAGCACATCGACGTTGCAAAGAATTACAAAACCGTGTACATGTGGGGCTGCTTCGGCTCTCCGGTCACGGATGGGATCATCACTGAGAAGGCAAAGCAATACCCGGACTGGTACGACGCCGCAAAGCAGGCCAGATTCCGCAGGCTGATCGGAAAGGGCTACTTTGGCTTTGACTGCGTGAATCTCACAAAGGGGATCCTGTGGGGCTGGAACGGCAACAAAAATGCCTACCACGGCGGCGCCCGCTACGCCGGAAACGCCGTCCCGGACGTCTCTGCCGACGGCATGATCGCCAAGTGCAGGGACGTATCCGCGTCCGGCTGGGATAAGCTCGTCCCCGGCGAAGGCCTGTGGATGCCCGGACACTGGGGCCTGTACATCGGAGACGGCCTTGCGGTCGAATGCACGCCGATCTGGTACGACGGCGCACAGATCACCGCCGTCCAGAACATCGGCACGAAAGCAGGCTATCACGCTCGCAAGTGGCAGAAGCACGGAAAGCTCCCGTGGGTGGACTACGACACGGAAACCGTCGATAAGGCCGTCGAGGACGCCAAGAAGACCATCAAGGCAAAGGCAGGACTTGCGGACAACACGATCAAATATCTCGCCGACTACAAGTACGGCGATGATCTCCTGAAAAAACTGGCTGCTGCCATGAGATAAAACCTGCCAGGACGGCGGGCCGAAGGGAGTGACGAAAGCATAACTGCGCGGCTGGCTCTGCCGAAGGAGCTGGAACACCTCACGCGCAGCGACTGGGAGCGCGTCACTGACGAGGGACTTTTGGACGTGATCGATCAGCAGATCGTGAGACTTTATATTGTGCGCAGGCTCCCGCAGATGGACGCGGCCGGTGAAATCGGCATCGACCGCAAGACAATCTCCCGCCGCCTGCCGCACATCTACAATATCGCCCGCCGTCTGGTAGGGAAAACGGGCAAAGAGAAAGCGCCATGAGCAACGGCTCATGGCGCTTTTTCTATGCCCACATGTCCCACAAATGGTACACAAATGGTACACAAATGCCCCCCAGCGGGGACGGGGAAACGCTAGAATGGTAGCAGAAAGGGGCGATACCGCATGGCGTACAACCCGTACACGGGCCGCTGGGAGATGGACGGCGCGCAGCAGATCCAGCTGCAGCCCATGCCGCGGCCGCAGGGCCCGCAGCTGCCGCCGCAGCCGCCGAAGCTCGGCGTGCTGACCGTGGCCAGCGAGGCCAGCATCAACAACCTGCAGATGCAGCCGAACGACAACGCGCTCGCGCTGCACGAGACCGAGAACCTGCTGTACTACATCCGCACGGACAGCATGGCGGCCAAGACCATCGCGCGGTTCCGGATCTTCCCGGAGCCGACAGAAGAGGAAAAGGCGGCAAACCAGCTGCAGGAGCAGCTGAAACAGATCACGGCCGGCCTGAAGAGCATGGCCGGGAAAATCGAAGAACTGGAGGGAAAGCTCAATGCAAAATCCGATTATGGCCCTGATGGGCGGAAACGGCGGGGGAAACAAGCTGCTGAACGGTCTGCTGCAGACAGCGAAGACGACGCTGCAGGGGCAGAGCCCGCAGATGGTGCTTAGCTTCCTGGCCTCGCAGCCAGGCTTTGAGGCGTGGTTCGAGGCAAACAAAAACAAGACGGTCGGCGAGCTCGTCGGCCAGATCGGCAAGTGATACCGCGCGAAAGCGCCTATCAAATTTCATTCCACCCAGAAAGGAGGGAAAACCATGGATAAGGATTATGGCTTCGGCGGATGGGGCATTGTCATCCTGATCGCGCTGTTCTTCCTGCTCTTCGCGGGCAGAGGCTTCGGCGGCAGCGGCGAGAGTGCCCCGGCGACGCAGGCCGACGTACAGCGTGCAACGGACTTTGCGGCTCTGGAGCGCCAGAACAACGAGGGCGTGGCCGCAACGCGTCAGGGCGCGTACGACGTCACAAGCGCCGTCAAGGACAACGCCTACAACATCCTCGGCGAGCTGCGCGATTTGCAGTCCGTCACGGAGAGCGGAATCTCTGTGCAGCAGAAGTGCTGCTGCGACATTCTCCGCGCGATCGACGGCGTCAACTACAACTCCAGCATCAACGCGTGCGAGATCAAGACGGCCATCCACGCCGAGGGCGAGGCGACCCGGACGCTCCTGCAGCAGCAGGAGAACCAGCGTCTGCGCGACGAGCTCGCGCAGAGCAGAGCCGCGAACAACGACTACATGCAGTCGCAGTACATCCTCGGCCAGCTGGGCCGGTACTACCAGAACCCGCCCTGCAATCCGTGCGGCTGCGGCGGCTGACGCGGACCCATCCTGATATAGCTATCCGGGGCATAATGCCCCTTCACATAAGCCCAAACGGAAGGAGTAATGAAAATGGCTTGTAATAACGGCAATGGAAATCGGGCGTATCAAAAATCATGCGTCCGATATTTTAATAACGCGCCCCAACTGCTCGCGGCAGACAGCGAAAACGTGCTGACGCTGGCCGGGGCAAAGGTCGTCAATTCCGGTTCGTCCATCCAGGTCGAGCCGCAGAGCTACGACACGGTCAAGATCGGCCTGTATCATCTGGCCGCAGATGCGGTCATCGCGGCGACGGCCGCGGGCGTCCTGACCCTGCAGTGGTACATGGACGGCGTCGCGCTGCCCTGCACGCTCAAGCGCGTCACGCTGCCGGCATCCGGCAATGCGGAGATCCACACGGAGACGGATCTGGAGCTGTCCGGGTGCTGCTGCTGCGTCAATCATACATTCACGCTCGTGGCGACGACCGACAGCACGGCCGCAGGCTCCGTGATCGAGCTTTGCACGGGGCTGCTCAAGCTCGCATGAGGTGCTATCATGCAGGCGTATAAAGACAAACTCCACGCCGCGCTGCGGGAGATCGCGGAGTGCCCGGTGTCCATGCGTACGGTCGAGCAGGCCGCAGCAGTCACAGATCTGCTGTGCCGGCTGGATAAGCTCGAGGACCACGACGAGCCGGAGACGGTCGAGTTTGACCGCGCGACCGCCATGCAGTGGGCGGCAGCCATGCGCAACGCCGACGGCACGACCGGCCCGCACTGGACGATGGAGCAGACAACGGCTGTGGCCGAGAGTATGGGCATTCAGGGGTACGAGATCCCGCGCTGGGCGTGGGGCGTGACCATGAACATGATGTACTCGGACTACTACCCCGTCGCCGTAGAGTTCGGCCTCAACCGCCCGGAGTTCTACGCTGCGCTGGCAAAGGCGTTCCTGCTCGATAAAGACGGCCCGGGGCCGGAGCAGAAGCTCATGGCGTATTATGAGCATATTGCAAAATAAAGAAATCCCTCCTGTCACAAGGAGGGATTTCCGCTTGCTATAGAACCTATATTTAGATGGGATTCATTCATGCGTACCGAATAAATGTATAATGTTCAATCCGCGAGGGGGTAGAGGGTGACGTGCATGTCGCTGCCGGATTTGGTGTAGGATTTGGTCTGTTTATGGTAGAGGACTTTCTGCAGGACAGTTTTCAGGAGGGCGTTTTTCTCCTGCGGGGATGCGGCGAGCGGGTAGGTCTCGAGGACGCGGCGGACAGCGGGGGCCAGACGGGCGCGGGCCTGTCTGGCACGGGCCAGCTCATGGATCGTGGTCTGGCTAGCCTCGATGCGGTCGACGATGACTTGCTTGTCGGCGGCGAGAGCCTGCGAGCGCTGCAGGAAGATCTCCGGCGTATAGACGCCGGTCTCGACCAGCTCATACGCGCGGGCCTCCTGCGCCTCCAGCTTGGCAAGCTGCTTGCGGTCGGCGGCGATCGAGGACTCGAGCGCGGTGCGCATGGGCGTGTCATCTGGCGCAGCGGCCTCACCGAGCTCCAGCTCGCGCAGCCAGCCACGCAGAGCATCCAGCACGGCGTCCTCCACATCGTCATACCACGCGCTGACGGTCGTGCAGCCGTAGGAGGGACAAAGGAGCGTATCGCGGCGGTTGCCGGACGACGGACGGCGAACCATCACGCGGCCGCACTGGTCGCAGCGGACGAGCCCGGCGAGGCTCGTCACGGTCCCCCATGCGCCCTTGCCGCGCGGGCTGGCGCTGGAATAGCTCAGAGCGACGGCCTTGTCGTACTGCTCCTGCGAGATCAGGCCGTTGTGCAGCCCTTTATAAAGCTTCAGATCCTCCTGCCGGGTGCGGGGACGGCTGACGACGACGGAGCCGTCAACGATGCGCTTTGTCTCTGGCCTGCCGCCGGATTTGATCCATCCGGCGTTTGCCGGATTGCGCAGGATATCCAGCACAGAGTCCGCGCGCCAGAGGCTGCCAGAGTTGGTAGGGACGCCGAGGCTGTTCAGCCGCGTGGAGATCGCCTTCGCGCCGATGCGCGCGCAGCCATCGCCGGTGTACCAGTTGTAGATCTGCTGCAGGACGGGTGCCTGCTCCGGGTGCGGGACGAGTTTGTAGCCCTTGTCATTCGGCAGCTTCTCGCGCAGCCAGCCGAAGGGTGTCTTGCCGGAGATCCATTTGCCCTCACGCAGAGACGCCTCCTTGCCGCGCGACAGGCGGCGCTTGATGGTGTTGTACTCGCGCCGGGACATAAAGAGGCCGAACTCAAAGTATTCCTCGTCCATCTCGTTGTTCGGGTCGTAGGTCTTGTTCGGCGTGATGATGCGGGTGTCGGAGTATTTAAAGGTCTGGGCAATAATGCCCTGGTCGATGGTGTCGCCGCGCGCCAGACGCTCAACCTCCATGACGATGACGCCCGCGTAGTTCCCGGTCTCGACGAGCTGCAGGACCTTCTGCACCTCCGGCCGGACGGCGATGGAGTCGCCGGTCACGACTTCCTCGCAGATCTCCACGACGTTCAGCTCGCGGCTTTCGGACAGCGACAAAAGCGCGGCCCGGTGCCGTTTGAGCGTGTCGGTCTGGCCGAGAGCTTCGGCCTCCATGTCCTTCCGGGACTTACGCAGGTAAATGATGTACTGCGCGAGCGGGTCGGAGATTTTCCAGGTAGATGTAAATTTCATAGGCAGATTCTCACCACAAGGGAAAAAGGTTATACGGATACCGCTCCGGCGCCGGCCGGGGCGGTTTTATTTATGTGCGGATCCAGCCGATTGATGGGATGAGCACGTCGGCCACAAGCGCAAGGGCACACAGCAAAAGAATACCCAAGAGGATGAGCGTCACAAGTCGGTGCATGCGCAGGGACTTCTGCTGCTGGGCAAGCTGCGCACGAAGCGCCGCGGTCTCGGCACGGAGTTTTTCAGCATCGGGAGGCTCGGAAGACTCGGCAGGCTCGTCATGCGGGATGCCGAAATACTCATCCATAGAGACACCCATCTCCCGGCAGATCGGGCCGACCGTGTAAACAGACGGATTTTTGATGTCGCCGCGAAAGAACTGGGAGACGGTGCCGACGGAAAGGTCGGTATTTTCGGCGACGTCCTGGTTTGTTTTGCGCGGAGTGATCGTCTGCTTCTGCTCACGGCATAAATCAGATAATTTTTCCTTCAAAACATGTCATTCCCCCCAAAAAAGCAAGACGTCTGACTGCAAAAAGCAACTGTTATATCTTTACAAGACTACCGTGGACAGGCTACCCTAAAGTTACAGACGGCTCCCGGTCGCCTGCGCAAGCAAAAGCCCGCGCCGTTGTTCGGCCAGCGGCGCGGGCGACATCTCAAAGACCAAGCGCGTACATGAGGCCGGGGATGACGCGGACGAACAGGAAGCAGCCAGCACAAAGCGCAAGGGCAATGACGATGATAACTTTCCGGACTCTGCGGGGACCAGCGACGGCGGACTCGTATTCCTCAGGCGTCATGCCATCCGTGTACTCATCGTAGAGCGGGCGCCCGGCGTCGTCTGTGAACTTGTTATCATAGATCCGGCAAAAGTCGACCAGCGTGCCAATGCCGCAGAACCCAAGCGTGATGAGCCAAAGCAGACCGGTCCAGATCTTGCCGACATAAAACCGATGTGCACCGAAGCCGCCGAGGAAGATACAGAGCAGCAGCGCAGTCGAGCGCTTCTTCTGCACGGGCTGGCGGGGCTCCCGCGCGCGGGACTCAGCCTTCGCCTGGTCGCGGATGTAATTCACGGTCCCGCAGCCGCAGTACGGGCAGATCAGAGCCTCATCGTCGATCTCCTTGCCGCATTTGTTACAGTACATAAAACCTCCATTCAGGCATCAAGCATTTCATAAAAAACATTTTCGCTGATAATTTCAATGTCGTTTCCTTTAAGGCGAAGCTTCTCAGCAGCCTTTTGCTTGTTGCTTTTCCAGTCTTTGATTTTACTATAATCGCTGGAACCGAGAACAAGGTAATTAACATCTTTCCGGACACCGTCAAGACATACGCCGCCACGGTCTACGACCAACTGCATGGCAGCTTTTCGCGGCATCTTATCCAGCGTGCCGGTGAACACGAAGACCTTGCCGAAAAACGGAGACGATTCGTCAAAATGATCAGTTTCCGGAACAATATCCCCGGCCCTCCACGGCTTGTGGTGCTGTTCCAAAGAAATACTGTGTTTGGAAACATAGTCGCGCAGGTAACGATAGCACTTGTCGGTTTGCTCAACATCAGAAAAGGCGCGATGCGCGACAGATTCGTCAATCCCAAATCTGCAGATAAGATCTTTAAGACGGTGATGACGATCCTCTGGGAAAAGCTTACGACTTATGCGCATGGTGTCGACGAAATCATTTGAAAACGGTTCGAGTGAGAGAGCAGAACAAGAATCATAGATAAAGTTGATGTCAAAATTAACGTTATGACCAACGACAACATCAGAGCCAATGAACGAGAGGAATGCCGGAAGCACAGAATCAAGAGAAGGTGCAGGAGCAAGCATATCATCGGTAATGCCGGTGAGCTCAGCAATAAATTCGTCGATAGAGTATCCGGGATTGACCAAGGATGAAAAAGAGTCCTCTATTGCGCCGTCGACAATGCGGATTGCAGCGACTTCGATGATATCGTCATACTGAGGGTCAAGGCCGGTCGTTTCGAGGTCAAGAACGACATAGCGGCTGGGAAAAGCGAGTAGGCTATGACCCTTACGGTCGCGCACCATGCTATTAAGATGGGCACTCTCAAGAGCAGCACTCATGACAAAACCTCCAGTTTGATATGTAAATTTTTGTAGACTCTCATAATTGTAATTAACGAACGTATGTTCTAATATAATCATGCGAGTCAGGAAAAGGAACCTACAAATATTGTAAGCCACCGCCGAGGAAAGCACAACCGGGAAAGTGAACAAAAAATGAACGGTATTTTTGTGGAAGAATGGGGGAGCGGATAGAATGACGCGAAGTTTTTACCTGCAGGACATCCGCCGCATGCTGCGGCTTGCGACGACGGAACAACTCGATCTGGTCTGGCGCTTCATGCGCGGACTGGTCGCATAGAGAAAAAAGAGCCGAGGGCGGTCACCCGTCCTCGGCCATTTTTTTTGCGATCTCGGCGAGCAGCTGCCATTCGTCGACGCTGAGCTTGCTGAGCACTGAAATAAAGCGCTTGCGGGGGGAATCATCCGGCTCATTCATAAAATCGCCCATAAATTCGGCAATTTCTTGGCTGCGTGTAAGCTTACGCGACATCTCTCCGTTACCAGTGCGAAGCCAGTCCTCGTTGATGTTAAACTCACGGCAAATGTCTGAGATCGTACGATCACTAGGATCTCGGCCACCGGTCTCCATCATAGCAATAAAATTGCGAGAGAGACCAAGACGCTCAGCGAATTGCAACTGCGTTAGACCAGCGGATTGACGAACCTGCTTGATCCGTTCATTCATCACGCCACCTCCTTTTTGCATTTGTATAATAGCACGTTCTGTTTACACAGTCAACACATTTTTAGATTTTTTCTCGAAAGGGTGTTGACATGTGAGCTTTACGGTGCTATATTGTGTTTACAAGGTCAACAAACAAAGCAAACGAAGTGACAACGCGAGGTGAGAACAATGTCCGAGAAGGAAAAGCAGGTCATGGACTACCTGAAAGAACAGTCCGGGAATCTGACCGACGAACAGCTCCAGCGCCTGAGCGATATCGCCTACGGCATGATGCTGGCGCAGGAGAGCAAGAAGGAGCAGGACAAACAGACTGCGTAAAGCTGCAAAACCTGGAAAAACTAACGCCGGAAGGAGGCTGAACCATGAGAAAACCGTATGACCCGATCGCGGACGAAGAGCCGCACATCGTGGCCGAGTATCATTTTCCAAACTGCACGGCGTATATCGCGGACAACTACCTGCGTCGCCTGACGCCGGAGCAGAAAGAGGCCAACCGGCAGGCCGCCCGCCGCGTGGCGTGGCAGATCCTCGAGCGGGCCGCAGCCGAAGGACGTCTGCCCGCGGCCAGCAATTAAACGCGCCGCAAGGCGCGTACATAGGAGGGAGCCCCGTGGATGATTTTTTGAAGTTTTTTGCAAAGAAGGTGCTGACCTACCCCATGCACCTTGAAGTCAGCTATAGCAAGGTGACGGACTGGGGCGTCCGGGTGTGGCGGAGGGGAACCGCCTACGACGGGGACGACGAAGAACTCGTCAACGTCCAGGACTGCGACGCGGAACTGTGTTTTGCAATCGCGCAGATGCAGTTGAAAAACTGGCTGCTGGAACACGAAGGGGGATACTGAGCCATGGCGAACATCAAGACCTACAACCTGACGCTGGATGCGCAGGAGCTGCATGATCTGATCGAAGCGGCGATGGTGTGTGAGTGCCAGGCGGCGCAGATCATCGGCGGGCTCAAGCGAAAGGGGCTTGACCTGGACGCGCAGAAGCTCGTGACGCAAAACGCCCGTCTGGCGCGGCTCGTCAGGCGGATGCAGGAAGCGAAGAAGGAGACAGCATGACAAATTTCGGGAAGACCGTGCGCAAGCAGCTGATCGATCTGGACAAGACGCAGGACTGGCTGGCCGCGCAGGTTGAGGGGACAGGGATCCCCTGCGACAAGACATATCTCAGCAAGATCCTGAATGGAGCCCGGAAGGGCAAGCAGGTCAAGGCTGCGATCGAGAAGATTCTGGATCTGGAGGCGGATGCAGGAAGCGAAGAAGGAGACAGCATGACAAATTTCGGGAAGACCGTGCGCAAGCAGCTGATCGATCTGGACAAGACGCAGGACTGGCTGGCCGCGCAGGTTGAGGGGACAGGGATCCCCTGCGACAAGACATATCTCAGCAAGATCCTGAATGGAGCCCGGAAGGGCAAGCAGGTCAAGGCTGCGATCGAGAAGATTCTGGATCTGGAAGGGGGTGCGCTGGGTGGATGAGCTCAAGAAAAAAACGATCGCCGCACTGGAACAGCAGTTGCAGCTGCTGGCCCAGAACGGCGGATCGCCTGCCGGAAAGGCAGAAACGTGCAACGCAATCACGGTCCTGACTGCGCTGCTGCATGAGCTGCGGCAGTTTTAAACGAGAGAAAAGGAGAAGAACGATGAGAACCAACCTTGCAGAGCGGCTCGGGTATGAGCCGGAGGAAGAGACCAGGGAGCGGCAGGAGCGGCTGCTGGAAGAGCTGCGGTACCGGGAGGCCATGCGGCGGGTGGTGAAGACCTGCTGCGTGTGGCTGGGCGGCGCGGCCTTTGTGCTGGCGGTGATCGCCGGGTACGCAGAGATGACCGACGCCTGCGTCGCGACCGGCGCGATCGCGCTGGGCCTGACCACCTACGGGATCCTGTGAAGCCGGTGAAGGACGAGCCAAAGATCCCGGTAGAGCTCCGGCCGGATCAGCTGGCCGACATCATCGACGCCGTCCTGGCCTTTGCCGATGACTGCGCCAATGACCGGGAGATCCTGCAGAGCATGCCGCGCGTCGACCGGGACACGGTCGAAGACCTGCTGCAGCGCGAGACGGCGCTGCAAACGCTCGCGGCATGGCTGCAGCACGTACAGGAGGAAGTGGAGTGAATTATTTTGCGCCGCGCATGCGGCCCATCCCGCCGCCCTGCGGCCGGAACTGCCCGGACCGAAGCGGCACATGCCGCGCCGGGTGCTGCACCTGGACGCTCTACGAGAGCATTCGGAACCACATCTACGATGTAAACCACAGAGACAGGGACAGCCTGCAGCCCGATCTTGCAGCGGGAAAGCAGATGGTCCATGCCGACAACCAGATAAGGAGGCGCAAACACATTGCGAAATAGCATCGATTACCCCGGCGAGCGGGCGCCGCGGCGCCCCGCCGTGATCGCCCAGGCCGGATACACCGGCCAGAACCACTTTTCCGTTACATATGGAGACCAGAAACTAACCGTCCGCGCCGAGGACGGCTATGCGGCCCTTTTCACTGCAGCCAAACACTGGGGCTATAAATTCACCCGCCCGGAGTACCATCAGAACGCCCGCGCGACCAAGCTCCACTACACGCCGGACACCCGGCCGGGGGCACTAGTATGAGGTTTGTATGTGACGCCTGCCAGGATATCACGAACATCGAGGCCGACCGGATGGAGATCCAGGGCGAGAAGTTGATGGTGTACAGCCGCGGGCGGCTGGTGTACGTTGCGGATCTGGGGCAGATCATGCTGGCGAAGCTGACGCCGGGGAGGGAGGACGGCAATGGACTTAGAGCAAACCGCGATTGAGCGGCTGCGGATGGCCTCGGAGATGAGCTTGCGGCTGTACGAGCAGCCGCTGGTGATCACGTACTCGGGCGGCAAGGACTCTGACGTGCTGCTGCATCTGGCTGGGAGATCGGGCATCCCGTATGAGGTGCTGCATTCGCTGACCACGGCGGACGCGCCGGAGACCGTCTGGCACGTCCGAGACACCTTCCGCCGCTTGGAGCTGGCTGGCGTAAAATGCGACATCGATACGCACCGGACGCTGGACGGCGGAAACGTGACGATGTGGAACCTGATCCCGAGAAAGCTCATGCCGCCGACACGGCCGGTGCGGTACTGCTGCGCGGTGCTCAAAGAGACCAGCGGCCGCGGGAGGTGGATCGCGACCGGCGTCCGGTGGGCCGAATCGCAAAAGCGCAAGTCCCGCGGCGTCATGGAGGCCCTGCACAAGGACAAATCCAAGCGGCTGACGCTTATGAATGACAACGACGAAAGCCGAATGATGATGGAAAACTGCCAGCTCAAGGGGACGCGGACGATCAATGCAATCATTGACTGGCAGGATGCTGACATCTGGGATTACTGCACGGCAGAAAAGATCTCGATGAATCCGCTGTATGAATGCGGATGGAAGCGCGTGGGTTGTATTGGCTGCCTGATGGCAGGCAATCACCGGAAGGTGGAGTTCGCGCGTTACCCAAAGATCAAGGCCGCGTATATACGGGCGTTTGACAAAATGCTTGCGGAACGGCAAAAGCGAGGCTTGACTTGCGACTGGCAAACAGGTGAGGACGTGATGCACTGGTGGATGGAGGATGGCGTTTTGCCGGGGCAAATGGTTCTTGAAGGAATGGAGGATATATGACAGAGGAGGAAGTAGGCAAGGCATGAGTAAAGCTGTCTTGATCAGCATTCGCCCGGAGTGGTGTGAGAAGATCATCAACGGGCAGAAGACCATTGAGGTGCGCAAGACGCGCCCGAAGATGGATACGCCGTTTAAGTGCTACATCTACCGTTCGGTTCAGGGCGGCGTCATTGGCGAGTTTGTATGCGACGACATTTTTGAAAGGATCGTCAGAGTAGGAGCAATCTGTGATCCGCCGAAATATTGCATCTGCGATTGGAACATGGACTGCACACCACTTGATACGCTTCTTGCGGATGCCTGCATGACAAAAGACGAGCTGGAGAAGTATCTGGACGGCGGCGTCGGCTACGGATTGCACATCTCCAATCTAAAGATTTACGACACCCCGCGCGAACTGCGGGAATTTTACGCTGTGCCAAATGAGGTAGAGGTAGCGCTCAAGGTAAAACCCAAGCCAATCACCCGCCCGCCGCAGAGCTGGCGGTATGTGGAGGAATTGCCGTGAAGATTTACATACAAAGCTTGGAATAGGAGGAACGAAAATGGTTGAAAATCGAGTGTGTTTTACCGTCCGAGGAGAGGTCGGAGCGCAGATGAGCTTCGAGTCAGAAAACACGATCCCGTATGAAGATCTGTGCAAGTGTGTCAACAAGGATACGTTGATTGAGCTGATGTGCCTCGACCGTCTCGGCTATACCGGCGACGATATTCAGTTCATCACGCCAGAAGAATACGACGAGCACTTTGGAGGCGACGAAGATGCCTGACGAATACATCAGCCGCGAGGCGGCCGAGCGGGCGATGGAGGGCAGGAAAGATGGCTAAATACATCACAAAAGCCCAAAGGGAGGAGCTTGAAGACGCCAGCGCTTTCGGCGTGGAAGAGGTGCACGATCTGCTCAAAAAGTATGCAGGGATCGAGGCACGGCCTTATACCGCATATCTGTATTTTGATGAGAACGGGGATTTCCTGGCCTGCAGCGACGAGACGGACGTTGACGAGCTGCTGGAAAAGGCATATGTGGAGGTGCGGGACGATGGGCCAACATAAACACAACCCGGTCGCCATTGCGGCAGCAAAAGGCGAGCTGCTGCCGAAGAAGCGGGAACCGAGGCTGACGAACCGGCAGGCTGAGAGGCTTTTGAAGCTTGAGATTCTATCACGGATTCCCATACTTGAAGCGCTGCCGCCGGAGATGAAGGACAGAATTGTAAAGGAGTGTATGGGAAATGCCTGACGAATACATCAGCCGCAAGGCGGCGCTGAAAGATTTTGAAGCCAGCAACGCGGATAATCCGCGCTGGACACCGCAGCGGGTGAAAACGCTTCTGATCCGCCAGCCCGCCGCCGACGTTGCGCCGGTGGTGCGGTGCAAGGACTGCAGGCATCGGACGGAATATGGAAACTGCGGGCATCCACGGCAAAAAGGTGTTTTTCCATCGGCATATCCATTCGATTTTTGCAGCTACGGAGATTATCAGACAAATACGGGAGGCGTGACCAAATGAGCGGCCTGCGGTTTGAGGCCATGGCGGACATGCCGCTGAGGATGAGGGAGCTTTACGCGAAGCAGGGGATTGCCGCCGCTGCGGCGAAGCCGGAAAAGGCTACAAAGTATCACAGCACGCCAACGGAGCGGGCCGGGATCCGCTTTGACAGCCAGAAGGAGGCGCGGCGGTATGACGAGCTGATGGTCATGCTGCGGGCCGGGATCATCTCCGACCTGCGGCTGCAGCCGCAATTCACGCTGCAGGAATCTTATGTGACAGAGACCGGGGAGCGGATCCGCGCGGTCCGGTACACGGCGGACTTTTCCTACCGCTTCGGCGGCAAGCTCGTCGTCGAGGACGTGAAGTCGACCGCCACGCGGACAAAGGAATATCTGCGGAACCGCAAATTCATGCGGTCCAAATTCGGGATCGAGATCCAGGAGGTTTGAAATGCCTGAAAAAAATGAGAGCAGCCCGCGCGAGGCATGCGGGCTGCCGAAGCAGGGCAATGCCTGTCCGTATGCAAAGCTCGCGCCGGATTTCTGCGCGCGGTGCGGCTGGAACCCGGAGGAGCACGCGCGGCGGCAGGCGATGCCGCTGACCGAGAACGCCGACGGGCTGCGGCACAAGGACATCAGCCAGCCCGAGGACTAAGACCAGCAATCAGCCGGGGACCATATTTTTTCGGACTTTGGCCGCGGCCGCTCCGCCATGAGACGGCTGCGGGAGGATCACCCCGGCTCTGCACCCGGCCCGCGAAACCTCAAGCCCGCGGGCCGGGGATAAAAAAGCGCGTGTGGAACGTGCGCGCGGAAGGGACCGTCAACGTTACCCCACGCCGGGTGTTGGGATCGCCCGGCGGCATCGTGTTACCTCCTTCATAAAGCTGCCTGAGCAGACAAGGGCAGCTCGCCTGCGGCGACAGGGGGACGCGCAGGCGCAGGCGGTGGAAGTCCGCCCTGCAAAGGGGCCGGGAGACCGGCCCCTGACGAAAGGAGAATGGAAATGTCACACGTAGTCGATCTGACGGGCATGGATTTTGGATATTTGCACGTCATCGGGCGGGATACCAGCAAAAAAGGAGATACGGCACACTGGATCTGCCGGTGTAAATGCGGGACCATCTGCAGCAAGGACGGAAAATACCTCCGGAACGGGCATGCAAAAAGCTGCGGCTGCTTCCGGAAAGAACGCGCGGCCACGCTCGTCACCAAGAAGGATCCAGCCAAAAAGCCAAAAGCCGAACCGAAGAAGAAAAAATTCGGCCGCGGCCCGCAGCGGGCAGGCTCCGGGATCTGTTACAACCCACTCTGCCCGACGCGCAACAACTACCGCGGCGCCTGGAGCTGCACCGAGTGCCGCTTCTGCCCGGAACGCAAATTTGCCCGCCAGTCCAGGCGGGAAGTACTTACAATTTGAAGGGAGAATCGCAATGGGAAAGATCATGGAGCTGTTTTATGGCGAGCTCGGCGGATTCCAGACGTCCATGGAGGATGCCGGCTGGTACGTCGAGTTCCGGGATGAGAAATATCCGCCGCGCGTCACCATGGACCAGCTGACGCCTCCGCTGTTTGAGATGACGGCTGACGGCCAGAAGGAAAACGAGCCCGCCTGCATCCAGGTCATCGGCACGCCGGACCTGCGCGTCGTAACCACAGGCAAACTGCAGATCGGGAAGAAGGATCTCAACAAGTACATCAACACCGCCCAAAAGCTCCTGCAGCTCTATCTGCACGGGTTTATGCAAGAGCGCAAGGAACTGGAGGCGGAACAGGGATGAGTAAGAAAGATAAGCGCCGGGAAGCGCTGCGGCTTGGCAAAAAGGACATGAGATTTGCGGAGATCATGCAGGCAATAGAGGCGTGCAGGGCGGACGACTGCGACAAGTGCCTGCTGAACGGCGGCCCAATCGCAGGATGGTTCCCGGAGGATGTGCCGGACTGCTATACCGTGCTGCTCAAAAATGCCGGGGAGAAGCTGCTGGAATACTACCAGAAGATCCGGGAAAACGACGCGGCGGAAGAAAATCAGAGAAAAACAGAAGAAAATATCAAAAAACGAGGAAGCAAGAGCAAGGGAGTCTTGGACTCGTGCCCCGTTTGCCCGGTATGCAACTATGTCTTCGACGAATTCAGCGTGAGCGACGATGCAAGACGGCACATCTTTCCATTTGGCGCAGAAGACACCCTTGACGTTGGACTCGAAGAACGAATCGTCAGACCACAAAAATGCCCACAATGCGGCATGAAAATCGCTGGGATTAGGTGGACGGAGCCCAAGTTTGTTGGGAACCGCAAGGAATTCTCGTTCAGCCGTCCGCCGGAAGACGTGGAGGAAAAATAGAAAATGATTTTGCTGGAATGCACAGTCGCACTGCGTGACGGCGATCGGAAAAAGCTCCAGGCGCAGATTGCGGCGGAGATCGGGCAGCCAGTCGTTCTTCTGCCGAGCGGCGTATCGCGGGCGAAAGAGCGGAATATCCTGTTCCTTTGCGACAGAAAGGCTTGCGAGAAATGCAGCTATCCACAGTGCAGGCATACGCAGGAGCTAGAGCACGCCAGAAATTTCGCGCCTGCTGGGTTTGCGAAGCGCACGGACGGCGTGTGGGTAGAGCAGGAGGGCGAAACGATGGAAGTGAAGACCGACCAGGACAAACTTGAAAAGAGGCTGGTTGAAGCAATGAGGGAGGCGATGGGACTTGAAGGAGAAAAACGCAGTCCGCATGGTCTGGCGCTGGGATGATATCTTCCACGTCTACCGCTGCCCATACTGCGGCAGACCGGAGAAACCGTGCTTCGAACTCTGGAAAAAAGGCGGTTTGAAAAAGAGCCTGCCGAGCCGCTGCACATACTGCAAAGGAGAATTGGAAGGAGTGGAAGGAGAAGAAAATGATCATTGAGATTTTGGAGCTTGCCGCCGCGATGGAGTGGATCGCGCTGGGCGTGCTGGTGTTTTTTAAGCTGCGAAGCCTGAAAAGCAGGATAGGCGCGTTGCTTGACGAAATGTGGCAGAAGTCTCCGGCTACACTGCGAGACGAGACACAAAATGGACCGGGGCCAGACCCAAAAGGAGCGCGCGGTGCGTGGGGGAACTGCCCGAGATGCGGGGCATCAGATTGCGAATGGGACGCTGAGACAGACGTATGCACATGCAAGGCATGCGGATACACGAACTGACCGTTGAAACTGTGGCCGGAATTTCCGGCCACGCTTTGAGCGGGCAGATAGCCCGAAGCCTATGGGCACAGAAAGGAGAACAAAAATGCAAAAGTACATCGGAACAAAAATGGTAGAGGCGGAGAAAACAGAAAATGGATACCGAGTGCGGTATGAGGACGGGTATGAGAGCTTTAGCCCAGCAGATGTGTTTGAAAAGGCGTACATGCCGCTTTTGGCGAACGGATGCTTGAAAACAGAGAAACCGAGCATCAGCCAGAGGATGGTTGATGATTTCATCGCATTCCATGAGGTGAAAAAGCTCGGAGGAAAAACGACCATCGTAAGGGCTGTTCTTAGAAATGGCTTTGAAATCGTTGAAAGTTCGAGCTGCGTGAGCGCCGAGAACTACGACGAGATGATGGGCGAAGCTATCTGCATGGGCAAAGTGAAAGACAAAGTGTGGATGTTGCTCGGGTTCTTGTTGCAGACGGCAGTAAATGGTACCCGCGGCGCCACGACATGTCCGGATGATCGTTGAACGCATGGCCGGAATTTCCGGCCACGCTTTGAGCGGGCAGATGGCCATGTAGGGGCGGACGGCTCTGTCCGCCCGGGAGAAAGAGGTGTGGATGATGGCAAAGAGACACAAGCGCCGCCTGTTTACAGGGGCGGTATGTACGCAGATCGTTTATACCGTGTCCGATGGCGCGGACAAAAAGACCAGCAAGCCGCGAAAGCCGCGCTTCCAGACGCAGGCGGAGCGCGATGAATTCAACAGCAAGCAATCGCTGAATCGGCTCGTTGCGCTGATGAACGACAATTTCTCGCCAACAAGCCTGTATTCCACCCTGACATTGGATGCAGAAAACGAGGTACATACCGCAGAGGAAATGCGCAGAGTGCGCGACAACCTTGTGCGCCGCATGCAGTATCACTATCCGGAGGCCAAAATCGTTGCTTTCTACGGAAGAGGAAAAACAACCAATCGCTTCCATTTGCACCTGGTAACAGAGGGGATCCCGGAAGAAGCCATCGGCGGGCTTTGGGGGCTCGGCAGCGTGATCGAGGTTCGGCACCTGAGAAAGCACAATTATTATATAGATGAGCAGGGAAACAAGGTCGACCACGGCCAGGACTACACAGCACTGGCCAGTTACCTGCATGCGCACTGGAGAAAAGAATTCGGCGGCCACCGGTACAAAGCGACGCGAAATTGTATCCGCCCAGAGCCGGAACCAGCAACCGAGGCCGTGCGCGAGTACAGCTTCAAGCATCCGCCCGTCGCCCCGCGAGGTTACATCCTCGTAGAGGCCCGGACGACAAAGTACGGGTATCAATATTATAAGTATGTAGTCGATCCAAGATCAGAGCACAAGCGGAACGGGAGCCGCTTAAATTAAGCCTTGTATATGCGTAAGGTTTTAGAACGAAGCAGGAAGGAAGTGGGAAAGTGTCAAAGCCGAGATACTGGTGGTACGGAAACGTCTGCCGCACCATCGGCGAATACCCGAAACTGAGCCGACAGGTTCGGGATATGAGCCGGCAGAAGATCACGCCGGGCTATTCCTCACAGCCAGGCGGGCAATCCTCCGGCCGCGCCGTCGAGGACATTGCGGTGCGCGTCCTGTCCTCACGGGAGTACGAGGACTACACGGCGATCCAGTCCGCCATCAACACCGTGCAGACCTGGCGGGACGGCGGCGATGTGCTGGAGATCGTGCGCCTGCATACATGGATCTGGCCGCGCGAGAGTCTGGAGTCCGCTGCCCGGCAGGTGCACGTGAGCACATCCACGGCCAAGCGGATGTACAGCCGCTTTGTCTACGAGGCAGCGCGGGCAATGGGCTACCGCAAAAGTTGAGCTAACAGAGCCTAAAATCTGTGCTACAGTGATAGCGTGAAGAATTGGAGGGAACAGGATGCAGCCATGGGCCGCGAGCTTTTACGCGTCCGGGCGCTGGAAGAAATGCCGCGCCGGGTATATCAAGTTCCGCCGGACCATCGATGGCGGGCTGTGCGAAGAGTGCCGGGACAAGCCGGGCTACATCGTCCACCACAAGTGGGCGCTGACACCGGACAACATCACCGACCCGGACGTCAGCCTGTCCTACTCCAACCTCGAGTACGTCTGTAAGGACTGTCACGATCAGTTCGACGGTCACGGAGTCGCAAAATCTCTGACGCAAAAAATTTTCTTCGACGCCGCCGGAGACCCGATCCCCCCCGTCGCGCGAGGCCGGGGCGCTGGCTAGATCACCGCACGCACTACCTCGGAAGAATACGCAGGCCGTTCACGAGGCCCCCCTACAAAAGCGCGGCGATAAGTAATCTACGCGCACGCGCGGACAGACGGCAAAAATCACGCGAAAAGGAGGCGGTTTTTGTGGCGAACAGGCAGGAAAAGACAAAGGAACAGCGTATCCGCGCCGAGAAGACCAGACTCCGGAGGATCTACAAGCTTCTGCCGAAGGAAGCGGCCGGGACTGTCGCGGGACTCATCGATCAGGCAGCCTTTATGCGCATCGAGTGCGAGGATATGGCGGACGACCTGCGGGAAAACGGCTGGACGGAGAAATTCCAGCAGTCGGAGCGATTGGAGCCCTATGATCGCGCCCGGCCCATCGGGCAGGCATACAACTCGACAAACGCGAACTACCAGAAGATCATTAAGCAGCTCACGGCGCTCCTGCCGAAGCCGGACACCGCGCCGAAGCAGGGGGACGACGGCTTTGCAAGCTTTGTCCGGGAGCGTGACGAGGAATGAAACTCACGCGCTACCCGGAGACCTACAACCCCATCCTCGAGTATTGGGACGCGATCCAGTCGGGCCGCGAGGCCGTCAGCCTGAAAGTCCAGAAGACCTACCGGCACGTTGTAGAGCAGCTGGGAGCGGAAAACTCCGAGTTTTACTACTCGCCGAAACGTGCCAATCACGTCCTAGAATTTTTTGAAAACTACTGCCACCACTCCAAGGGCAAGGCGGGCGGCCAGCTCGTCCAACTGGAGCTATGGGAAAAAGCGCTGCTGGCGACAATCTTTGGCTTTATCGACATTGAAGGAAACCGGCAGTACCGCGAAGCGATCCTCATTGTCGGAAAGAAAAACGGCAAGTCGCTGCTGGCCTCAGGCGTCGGTTTGTATTTGCAGCTGGCGGACGGCGAGGCTGGCCCAGAGGTTTACGCCGTGGCCACCAAGCGAGACCAGGCGAAGATCATCTGGCAGGAAGCAAAGCGCATGGTGCAGAAATCACCGGCGCTGCGCAAACGGACGCGCTGTCTGGTCGGCGAGGTGGACAGCGATTATAACGACGGCGTATTCAAGCCGCTGTCCTCGGACAGCGACACGCTCGACGGCCTGAATATCCACGGGGCCATGATGGACGAGATCCATCAGTGGAAAAACGGCAGACCGCTGTACGACATCATTGCCGACGGCGATCAAGCCCGCGCACAGCCGCTGCGATTCATCACCTCCACAGCCGGCACCATTCGAGAAGATATCTACGACGAAAAATACGAAGAGGCCGAGCGCATCATAAACGGCTACGAAGATCCGGACGGGTACCACGACCCGCGCCGGATCGCGTTTATTTACGAGCTCGACAAACGCAGCGAGTGGACAGACCCGGACTGCTGGAAAAAGGCAAATCCGGGCCTCGGGACGATCAAGTCCTACACGGCCCTCAAAGAGCGGGTCGAGCGGGCGGAGAAAAACCCGGCCCTCGTCCGAAATCTTGTCTGCAAGGATTTCAACATCCGCGAGACCTCCAGCGAAGCCTGGCTCAATTTTGAGCAGCTGGACAACCGCGACACCTTCCAGCTCGACAAGGAAAACCGCCGCCTGATCTGGCAGCACCACATGGCGGACGGCAAGACGCAGGAGCGCGTGCTTTCCTACCCGCGATACGGCATCGGCGGCGCAGACCTCTCAAAGACGACAGACCTGACGGCGGCGAAGGTGCTGTTTCAGGTGCCGGAGCTGCCGGAGATCCTGTTCGTGCTGCAAATGTACTGGCTGCCGCAGGATCTCTTGAAAAAGCGCGTCAAGGAAGATAAGATCCCATACGACAAGTGGCACGAGCGCGGGCTGCTCAGATTGTCAGAGGGAAACAAGATCCGCTATGAGGACGTCAAAGCATGGTTTGTCGAGGTGCAGGAAGACCTCGATATTTTTATCCCCTTTATCGGCTATGATGCGTGGTCGGCGGCTTACTGGACGGACAGCATGGCGGACTACTTTGGAGAAGAGGCCATGATCCCCGTGCATCAGGGCGTTAAAACATTGTCCGAGCCGATGAAGCGCTGCGGGAACGATCTGGAGTCCAAGCGGATCATCTACAACAACAACCCGATTGACAAGTGGTGCATGGCAAACACCGCCTACGACGAGGATAAAAACGGCAATATCCAGCCGCACAAAACGAGCAAATCCACGCGCCGCATTGACGGAACGGCGGCCCTGCTCGATGCCTACACGATCTACGATCAGAAGCAGGCAGAATACACCAGTATGCTCTAGGAGTGAGACAATGGGATTTTTTAAAAACCTCCTGACGAATATCACGACGACCAAGCGCGTTTCGACCGTTCAGATGGTGCAGGAGCGCGGGAATGGCTTTTACAGCTACAACGGAAAGATGTACCAATCCGATATCGTCCGCGCCTGCATCCGGCCCAAGATCAAGGCCATCGGCAAGCTGACGGCAAAGCACATCCGGGAGACAGTCACGGCCTCGGCGCGGAAGCTCGCCGTCAATCCGGAGCCGTATATCCGGTTCCTGCTCGAGGAACCGAACCAGTACATGACAGGCCAGCTGCTGCAGGAGAAGCTGGCCGCGCAGCTGGTCCTCAACAACAACGCCTTCGCCGTGATCCTGCGGGATGAAAACGGCCTGCCGAACGCCATTTTTCCAGTCGCGGCCATGCAGGCAGACGCTGTCTATGACGCGGGCGGAAATTTGTATCTGAAATTTTACATGCAGAACGGCAGCGTCCTGACGTTTGCCTATGACGATATCATCCACCTGCGCGGGGACTTTTACGAGAATGATATCTTCGGCGACCCCATTGCTCCGGCCATTGTGCCGCTGATGGAGATCGTCACCACGACGGATCAGGGCATCGTCAAGGCCATCCGGAATAGCGCCGTCATCCGCTGGCTTTTGATGTTCGCAGCCTCCATGCGCGCGGAGGATATCAAGAAGCGCGCGCAGGACTTTGCCGACAGCTTCCTCAATGTTTCCAACGGCACGGGCGTCGCGGCCGTAGACGCAAAGGCAGAGGCGAAGCAGATTGACCCGAAGGATTACGTCCCGAACGCCGCCCAGATGGACAAAACCACGCAGCGCATTTATGCCCTGTTTAACACCAACCCGCATATCGTCACGTCCATTGCGACGGAGGACGAACAGAGCGCGTATTTTGACGCCGAGATCGAGCCGGTGCTGAAGCAGCTCAGCGGCGAGTACACCCGCAAGCTATTCTCCCGGCGCGAGCGCGGCTGCGGGAATCGCATCGTATTTGAGGCGTCCGCGTGGGATTTCGCGTCGACCTCGACAAAGCTGAACCTTTTGCAGCTGGTCGACCGAGGCGCGCTGACGCCGAACGAATGGCGGCGTGCGTTCAATCTTGCACCGGTAGACGGCGGAGACAAGCCGATCCGCAGACTGGACACGCAGCCGGTCGACCGGAACACCACGCAGAAAGGAGATGAAACCACATGAAGATCAGCATTCGCGGGCCCATCGTATCCAGCAACCTGCACCGCTTCTATCAGTTTTACGGAATGGAGGCGACGAGCCCAAGATCCGTAGCCGACGCACTTGCCAAGGGCAACGGCGAGCGGGCGGAAGTCGAGATCAATTCCGGCGGCGGCGAGATCTTCGCCGCAAGCGAGATCTACACCGCCCTGCGCAGCTACGCAGGCGGCGTCCACATCCGCATTGTAGGCCTCGCAGCCTCGGCCGCGTCCATCATCGCTATGGCGGGCGAGTCGGAAATGACGCCGACCGGCATGATGATGATCCACAACGTCCAGACAGAGGCCAGCGGCGATTACCGCCAGATGGAGCACACCGCAGGGACGCTGCGCGACGCCAACCACGCCATCATCTCGGCCTACGTCGCAAAGACCGGCAGGCCGGAGGCGGAGATCGCCGCCATGATGGACGCAGAAACATGGATCACAGCGGAGCGGGCCGTAGAACTCGGACTCGTTGACCGCGTGATGCAGCCGGACACCGGCCAGAAGCCGCTCGCGGCGGATTTTTATTCCGGCATGCTCAGCGAAGACGCGCTCCGGCGCGCGGAAAACTTTTTAAAAGGTCAGGCCGCAGAGCCTGATTTTTTTATGCCCGAACGGGCGCAGGCAGAAGCAAAACTGAAATTTTTAAAACTCAAAGGAGAATTGAAATGACAAAGGAATTTTACAACATCCAGCGCCAGAAGCTCATGGACGACGCCCAGAAGCTGCTGGACGAAGGCAAGACCGCAGAGGCGCAGGCCAAGATGAAAGAAGTCGAAGCCCTCGACGCCAAGTTTGAGGAGGAAGCCAAGATTCAGGCAAACCTCAACGCCCTTGCGGGCCAGAAGGTAGCGGCCCCGGCTGCGGCAGCGCAGTCCGTTGACCTGTCCGGCACAGCAAAGACTCCGGACGTGCTCGACCGGTACGATACCGACGAGTACAAGCGGGCCTTTATGAACTACGTTTTGACCGGCAAGAAGATCCCGGCAGAGCTGACCAATGTGGACGCAAACACCAAGACCTCCGACGTCGGCGCAGCCATCCCGACCACGACGCTGCAGAAGATCTACGAGAAGATCGAAGCGACCGGCATGATCCTGCCGCGCGTGACGCACACGTCCTACAAGGGCGGCGTGACCGTTCCGACCAGCTCGGCCAAGCCGACGGCCTCCTGGGTTGCCGAGGGCGCAGGCTCCGACAAGCAGAAAAAGGCGCTCGGCTCCATCACGTTCGCCTACCACAAGCTGCGCTGCGCGATCTCCATGTCGCTTGAGGTATCCATCGTGACCTACCCGATGTTTGAATCGCAGTTTGTCGCCAACGTGGCCGAGGCCATGGTAAAGGCCGAGGAACAGGCCATCATCAGCGGTTCTGGCTCCGGCCAGCCGAAGGGCATCACCAAGGAGACCGTCGTGACCGGCCAGAACATCGACATCGCTGCCGCAACGACCGCGCTGGCGTACACCGATCTGGTCAAGGCAGAAGCACTCCTGCCGCAGGCCTATGATACAGACGCCGTCTGGTGCATGACGAAGAAGACGTTCTTTGAGCAGATCGTCGGCATGGTGGACGACAAGAAGCAGCCCGTCGCCCGCGTCAACTATGGACTCAGCGGCAAGCCGGTCTACTCGCTCTTTGGCCGCGAGGTCGTCCTCGTCGGCGACTATCTGCCGTCCTTCACCGCGAGCGTGACCGCAGACACGATCTTCGCGTTCATCTTCAACTTCAAGGACTATCTCTGGAATGAAAACCTTGGAATGACCTTCCGCAAGTACACCGACAACGCGACCGATGACGAGGTGACCGTCGCGCTGGCACTTGTAGACGGAAAGTGTGTAGACACGAACAGCCTCGTCACGCTGACCAAGAAGAAAGCCTGACGGCGCGCGGCCAACAGGGAGGGATAACCATTGGCTTTGATCAACGTTGCAAAAACCGCCCTGCGGCTGACCACAAACGCCCTTGACGATGAGCTCAAAGACGAGATCGACGCCTGTCTCATGCGCCTGCACCTTGCGGGCGCAGAGGGAGCGGACGAAGATCCGCTGGTAAAGGACGCCGTCCGCGCATACGTCCGCTGGCAGCATGATTTCTGCGGCCGGGGCGAGGAATGGAAGACCTGCTTTGCAGATATCCGCGACGCCATGGGACTCTCGGACGATTACCGGGCAGTCCCAACCAGCGGCGGAACAGGAGGCGCGTGCTGTGATCTTTGATACGCAAATCACGCTGCGCCTGCTCTCCTACCCCATCGTAAACGGCCAGACGACGGAAAAGCTCGAGCGGGAGACCACCGTCTGGGCTGCCCGCAAGTCCGTAAACCGCGCCGAGTATTATCAGGCCGCGCAAGCCGGCAAGCGCACGGACGCAATTTTCCGCATGCACAGCGCGGAATACGGCGGCGAGCAGCAGCTCGTCTGCGGCTCCGACGTCTTTGACGTCGTCCGCAGCTACGGGCAGGAAACAGAGGAAATCGAGCTGACCTGCAAACGGAGGGACGGCGCATGATGATCTATGAGGCGCTATCAAGCCTGGGCGTTCCGGTCTGCCATCCGCCATACAAGGGCGGGGAAGAAACCTACATCACCTATCAGCTGCTCGGCCAGTCCGGCCAGATCTACGCCGAGGGCGGAGAGGCCGAGACCGGCGTGCAGTACGCCGTTTCCATCTTCGCCGAGGGCTTTGCCGCCGGGCTTTTAAAGCGCGTAAAAGCCGCGCTGGAGGCCGCTGGCTACATCGTCACCATCGACATGGAAACCTACGACAAGGAAACAGGCCGCACGCAGATTGCGCTCATCGCCGAAACGGAGGGCGCGGAATATGGCTAAGATCTCGTTTTCAGGAACGGATGAGCTCATGGCGACGCTCCAAAAGGCCAACGCATTTGACGACGAAACGCAGAAGGAGCTTTTATACGCCGCCGGGGATATCATCGTCGAGGAGCTGCAAAATGCCGTCCGGGCGAGCGGGTTCCGAACGGAAGCCTACGCCTCCAGCGTGAAATACCGCAAAACCATCAAGCAGGACAAAAACGGAGATCCGTATATCACCATCACGGCGGTCGGCAAAAACGAGCACGGAACGCGCAGGGCGACCGTGCTTTTTGTTTTGAATTACGGCCGTGCAAAGGAGTACGGGCAGATCACAGGAACTTATTTTTGGACAAAGGGTGTCCGCAGCGCGCAGAAGCGCGTGAACGCGGAACTCGAAAAAATCCTCACACAAAAGCTGAAAGAAAGGGGCTTACTGTAATGCCTAGTTTTGACTTACGCGGCATCCGGGCGGGAAAGTATAAAAACACGTCCGGCACCGTGACCTACACTGAGCCGACAGACGTCGGCGACGCCATGAGCGCGCAGCTGGAACTCAAGTTCGCCGAGGGCCGCCTGTACGCAGAATCCAAACTTGCCGAGTATATCAAGCTTGCCACCGGCGGCACGATCTCGCTGGCTGTCAAGTACATCAAAAGGGCCGCACAGGCCATGCTCTACGGCTGCACATCCGATACGAGCAAGGAAAATCTGAAATTCTCAGCAAAAGACATCGCAAACTATGTCGGCGTCGGCTTTTACGCGCCGGATAAGATCGACGGCGTGACCAAATACACCTGCGTATGGGTGCCGAAAGTGCTGTTCGGCCCGCCCTCGCTGTCCTACCAGACCAAGGGCGAGAACATCCAGTTCAACACGCCGACGACGACCGGCGAATTCCTCGCAGACGATTCGGCCGACGAGCTGTTGCTCGAGACCGAGACCGTCGACACCGCGGCGGAGGCCGTTGCCTGGATCAAGGGAAAGCTGGGTGAAACTTAATGGAAACGACCAAGTTTGACTTTGTAGACTACGAATTCGAGGGCAGGATCTACCGGCTCGTCTGCAACATGAATGTCGCAGCGTATGTGCAGGATGAATACGACGGCAATCTTCTGCAGGCGCTTGACCGGATCCATGGAATCAAAAGCACGCTGGCCTTTCTGGCCGGCATGCTGACCGACGCCGCCGACACGCAGGGGATCAAGGACGAAAACGGGCTGCCGCTGGTATTTACCAGGAAGCAGCTGGGCCGGAAGCTCACGCTTTCGCAGACGATCGAAGCCGGAAAACTGATCTATCCGCTGGTCTGGGCGGAAGTAGTCGAGAAAAATCAGGCCGGAAAAGAGCAGAAGGAAGACGAAAAAAACTGACACCGCCGGGGAAACCGAAGCAGCTGGGCTTTGATTTCCCCGGCTTCCTCGCAATCTGGCTCTTCCGGCTGCACCTGCCGGAGCGGGATTTCTGGAAAACCATGTCCCCGCGCCGCATAACGCTCCTGCTTGACGCGCTTGCGCCGCAAAAGCAGCCGGAGCAGCAGGAACAGCCGCAGAGCCTATCGGCCTATCTGAACGGAGGCACCTAACATGCCGAACATCAATACAAAATTTACGCTTTCGGGCGAAAAAGAATACAAGCAGGCCATTTCCGAGATCGGCAGCGGCATGAAAGTGCTGGACTCGGAAATGCGCAAGGTATCCTCTGCCTACGCGCAGAACGCGGACAGCGTAGAGGCCCTAAACGCCAAAAATGACGTCTTAGAGCGCAAGATTTCAACGCAGGCTGAAAAAATCGAATACCTCCGCGCCGCATTGCAGCAGTCCGCCGAAAGATACGGCGAGGCCGACAAGCGCACCATGCAGTGGCAGGCAAGCCTCAATAACGCAGAGGCAGAATTAAACAACCTGAACAATCAGGTAGACGAGAACAACCAGAAAATTGCAGAGTCCGAGAAAGGCATGGGCAACCTCGGCGACGTGGTAAACGGCCTGACGTCCAAGCTCGGCATTCAGCTGCCGGACAGCATGAAGTCCTCCATGAACGCCATGGGAAGCCTCGATGCGCAGTCGCTGGCGCTGGCGGGCGGCTTCGCTGCCGTCGCGGCGGCGATCGTAAAAGTCGAAAAAGCCATGATCTCCATGACGAAGGAGTCCGCCGCCTTTGCTGACAACATCATCACGCTTTCCATGCAGACCGGGCAATCGACACAGCAGCTGCAGGAGTTTGCCTATGCGTCAGAGCTGATCGACGTATCCGTCGACACCCTGCAGGGAAGCCTGACAAAGCTGACCAACAACATGCAGGACACGATGAACGGCACGGGCAATGCGAAGGCATCCTTTGAGGCACTGGGCGTCTCCGTGACCAATGCCGACGGCAGCATGCGAAGCGCGAACGACGTTTTCTACGAAACGATTGACGCGCTCGGGCAGGTAAAAAACGAAACCGAGCGGGACGCAATGTCCATGGACATTTTTGGCCGCTCCGCGCAGGATCTGAATCCGCTGATCATCCAGGGATCGAAAACCCTCAAGGCCTACGCTGACGAAGCCCATAACATGGGCTACGTGCTCGACGACGAGGCGCTTTCCGCACTCGGAGCGGTCGACGACGCCTATCAGCGCCTGCAGAAGACACAGGAGGGCGTCAAAAACCAGCTGGCCGTCGAGTTTGCGCCGTACCTAGAGGAATTTTACGGCGACGCGACACAGGGCGTGAAGGATCTCGGGAAGGCGATCAAGGATTCCGGCATCGTCGACGCCTTCGGCATGCTGCTTGAGACCGTCGGCGATATCCTCAATCCCATGTCCGACCTGTCCGGCAACCGCGTCCCGGCGCTGACCAACGCCCTGCGGCCGCTGGCGGAGGTCATGGCGCTGATCGCAGACACGGCGGACTTTTTTGCGGGCCTGTTTACGCTGGATTTTAAGAAAATGGGCAATGCCCTAGGCTTTGGATATGCCAGCGGAAACGGCAATAAGTACCAGACACTGCAGGACAGCTACGCGGCAAAATCGTGGGGCAGCAGCGCGTCCGACCTCTCCAAGGCCTACGAAGAGGCCGTCGCCCGCGGCGACTCGTCAACCATCGGTATCACCGAGGACGAATGGCGCAGGCGGTATCTGGGCGGCAACGCCGCCGGTACGGACAACTGGTCCGGCGGATGGACGAAGGTAAACGAGAACGGCCTTGAGCGGATCTATCTCCCATCCGGCTCGCGCATCCAGACGGCCAGCGAGACCCGCTACACCTCCGGCGATACCTACAACACCACCGTCTACGTCGACCACGTCGAAGACCTCGACGCCATCCTCCGCATCGCCAAAAACGCGAGGATCACAGCCAGAATGGGGGCGAAGTAAATGGGCGTTTTAACGCTTTACGCAAACGACTCCGCAGTCATTGACTACAGCGCGCCGAACACGAACTATTACGGAGCCACAGAGACAGACGAATATGGGCGGCCCATGTACTTCACGTTCGCCCCGACCGCGGCTCAGATAGCAGCGATCAGGTATCACAAGATCACGGCTGTCACGTTCTACCTGTACATGTCGTACAGATATAATGCGAGCAATGCGGGAGTCACGATCGCGATCCTGCACGAATCAATAGATCTGCAGAAGATCACGTACAACACTGAGCCTTTTGTCTACGGCGGATACAAAATCAGTGGCCCATTGAGCCTTGAACCAAGCGGATATTATAACAGGGCGGTGGAACTCAAAGCGTCGGAACTGAAGAATCTGCTGACGTATGGAGCAAAAGCAACCACGAGCGGGAAAACCGTGCAGACGGCAAAATCGTCGCACAAGCCGTATATCGAGATCACATACGAGGATACGACCGTAACGCCGGAACTCAACGCAAAGAGCGGCGTGGGCGTGCTGGCGTCGGAAATTGCGCAGACCATCGAATGGTATTATCACTGGGATAGCTATTCTGCCTATGATTTGCCGACCATTACCGCGCAGCAGTTCCGCTGGAGGGTAAAAAACTCCAGCACGGTCCATACGATCGATCTGGGCGCGAATGACACAAGCGTGACGATCGCTGCTGGCGAGTTTCCGGTTGGTGAAAATGAGTGGGCCGTGCAGGTGACGACCTCGTTGGGCGTGACCACACTATCCTCGTGGTACAGGTTTGAAGTAAAGAACCCAATCATTTCCGGGATGTCGCCGGGAGCTGGGGCCTATACGCCAAAGCACGCTGCAGGAGTCTTTTCGTGGGACGTTCAACAAGAAGCCTTATACTCGCCTGTATCCGTCGAGCAGAAAAGCGCGACACTCTACTGGCGGAAAACCGGCACAACGACCACACATAGCATTGCCATTTCCGGCTCGAAGAAGAGCTATACCATGCCGGCAGAGACGTTTTCCGACGAGTCCGTCGACTGGATGGTCACGGCGATCACCGCAGGTGATCTGACGGCAACGTCTGCCTGGGTGACGGTCTCAACGACCGAGGCCACGCCGTCCTGTAAGGCGATCTCCCCGGCGGGCATCGTCATCGACGCCACCATCGCCAACCGCTTCTCGTGGCAGCACATCATTTCCACCGGCACGCCGCAGAGCAAGGCGGATCTGCAATGGTCCGCCGACGGCACGACCTGGAACACGCTCGCGACCGTCACCGGCGAAAATCAGTACTACGATGTGCCCGCGAACACCTTTACGAGCGGGACGAAATACTGGCGCGTGCGCACCTACAACACCGACGGCACGGCCTCGGCGTGGAGCGAAAAGGCCGAGTTTATCGCCATCAACGCCCCATCGGCCCCGTCCATCGTCATCCAGTCCACCGGCCCGCGCCCGCGCATCACCTGGCAGACCTCCGAGCAGGAAGCCTATCAGCTGACGCTGTCCAGCGGATACGCATCCGGCACGGTCTACGGCACGGAAAAGGCATGGCGCTCGCCGGTCTACCTCGCCGACGGCAGCTACACCGTCCGCGTCCGCGTGCAGAACAAGTACGGCATGTGGTCAGAGTGGTCTGCGGCCGCGCTGCCCATCTCGCACACCGAGGGCGAGGCCATCACCCTGACCGCCACCGCCGGCCATGAGGCCGCGCTCACCTGGCAGACCGCCGGGAGCTACAAATTTTACCTCGTCGAGCGGGACGGCGTGGCCATCGCCCGCACCATCCAAAAGCAGTACATCGACCACACCATCATCGGCTCCGTCACCTACCGCGTCCGCGGCTGCTACGACGAAAGCGATAACTACGGCGTGTCAAATTCGGATACCGTCGAGATCCTGCCCGAGACCAACATGATCTGCGACCTCGGGACCGGCGTCTGGCTCGAGATGCGCCTGTCCGAAACGCAGCTGCGCACCAACCGCACCAGCTTCTCCGCCGGCGTCTCGACCGTCCATCTGGCGGGCCTTGCCTACCCCGTCGAGGAGCGCAGCGAGCAGCGCGACCGCGCCCTGTCCGTCGCCTGCGCCTGGCCGCACGCGCAGCGGGCCGCCGCCCTTGCGCTCGAGGCCCTTGTAGGCCGCCTCGTCTGCCTCAAAGACCGATACGGAAACATGGTCATCGGCTCGCTCCCGTCGCTCGAGAGCAACTGCGACGAGTTCATGCGCCGCTATTCCTTCACCATCTCGCACACAAACCGGGAGGAGGCGATCACCCTTGACCCGTGACGTCCGCTTCCGCGTCGACGTGCTCAGAAACGGCGCACCCATCACCCACCTCCAATGGGACACCGGCAGCGCCCCGCAGATCATCGCCAGCCGCGACGCGACGATCCACACCAGCATAAAGGGCACCTTCCTCGTCAACGACGCGGTCGACTACCTCTCCGACGAGCTCCAGCCTGTCATGACCATCGACGGGCAGGAGACGCCACTCGGTATCTATCAGGCCGCGACCCCGAGCATCAAGGGCGCGGCCGGTCAGAAGCGCGTCGAGGTCGAGGCCTACGACCGATGCTGGCGCGTCTACAGCAACCGCACCGAGATCATCCTGCACCTGTCCGCCGGTGCGTCCTATCTCACCGAGATCCGCAAGCTGCTCACCGCATGCGGCGTCGCGCTCGTCATTGCGACGCCGTCGGACGCGACGCTGCAGACCGACCGCGAAGACTGGGATGTCGGCACGAGCTACCTGACCATCGTCAACGACCTGCTGGCCGAGATCAACTACAACAGCCTCTGGTTCGACGCCTCCGGCGTCGCCCGTCTCGAGCCCTATCAGGAGCCGAGCGCGCAGAACATCGACTGGTCCTACGGCACGACGGACCTCTTTCTTCCGGACCGGCATCCGGGGCCGAACTTCTCAGATGAGGAAGACATCTTCAACGCGCCGAACGTCTTCATTTGCGTCTGCTCCAACCCGGATCTGGAGCAGCCCATGGTCGCAACGGCCGTCAACGACAATCCGCAGTCGCGCAAGTCCACATTCCGGCGGAACATGCGCATCGCCTCGCTCATCAAGGTCGACAACATCGCCTCGCAGGAGGAGCTGCAGGCCTACGCCGACCGCATGCGCAACGAGTCGCTCCTTTCCGCCCGGGCCATCACGTTTTACACGCTCAATGACCCCGGCCACGGCATCGGTGACGTCCTCGCGCTCACGCACGACGACATCGGCGGCATTTACCTCGAGACCGGCTGGCAGATGCAGCTGTCAGCCGGAAGCCTCATGACACACTCTGCAAAAAGGACGGTGATTGCATAATGGAAGGCGTCGACAGCCTGTACACCGAAGAACCCGAAGAGCAGCAGACCGAAGAACAGCAGCAGCCGTTCCAGCTGGCCGTCATTGCGACGGTCGAGGAAGACGGCCTGACCCTCACGCCAGACGGCGCGGAGGAGCCGACCGAGAAGCATTTTAAATGCAACACCGGCATCAACTTCGCCGCCGGACAGCGCGTGGCCGTCCTCGAGCTGTCCGGCAGCAAGGTCGTCATGTTCCCGATCGGCAACCCCGGCGCGGACGCGCCGGCGAAGATCCCGCCCGGCGGCACGGCCGGGCAGGTGCTAAAAAAATCGTCCGACAACGACTACGCGCTCACATGGGGCAGCATCACCGGCCTCCTGCCGACCGGAGGAACGAGCGGACAGATCCTAAAAAAGTCAGGCAACGCCGACTACGCCGTCGAATGGGGCGACATCAACGGGGCTCTGCCTTCCGGCGGAACGACGGGCCAGGTGCTCAAAAAATCCAGCGCCACCGACTACGCCGTCACCTGGGGCAGCCCCGACGGCATCCTGCCGACCGGCGGCACCGATGGTCAGGTCCTGCTCAAAAACGGCGCGAGCAACTACGCCGCCAAGTGGGGCAGCATCACCGGCGCGCTCCCGACCGGAGGTACATCCGGCCAGGTGCTGAAAAAATCCAGCGCCACAAACTACGCTTGCACGTGGGGCGACGTCGCCGGCACGCTTCCGAGCGGCGGCACCGACGGCCAGGTGCTCCTGAAAAACGGATCGACGAACTACGCCGCGAAGTGGGGCACGGTATCCGCAGCAGGACTCAAGAGCGGATACAATTCGCTGGAGCTGAAAACAAAAACCCTGACGCCGTCCTCGAACGGCTTTGAGATAGGGACATCGAGCTATCCCGTGACAGTCAGGGGAGACGAAATCGTGCTGTATTACAGTTCATACCGCTACTGCACCCTTGCGTGCAACTCATCCGGGAAGCTGACCGTCAACGGCACAGCCATCAACTAAGGAGGGCATCATGAAATTATACGACATCGCGCTCGCGGCGAAGCCACTGCAGAAGCTCATCGAACAGGACCTGCCGCTCCGGCAGGCCTATCAGCTCGCCATGCTGGCGACCAGGCTCAACCCAACACTCGAATTCTACGGAAACCAGCTCATGAGCGGGAGGCCGCAGGCGGAGCTGAACGAGCTGGACGCCGACACGCTCCCCGAGCTGCCGCACATCACACTTCCGCTCGACCTCGATATCCGGCTTTCCGCCGGGGATATCAAGTGCCTTGAGCCGTTCGTGACCTTCGAAGGAGCTGATAACGCATGATCACCATCCACTGCTCCCGCGCGTGCGCGCATCTGGCGTCGCCGCCGGAGCTTTTGACGGCGGGCATGGCCAAGGCCGTGACCGTTGAGTTCGTCTTCTCGCCCGAGTGGGACGGGCTGACGAAGACCGCTGTCTTCTCGAACGGCAAGACCACCGTCGACGTTCTGGCGGCGAACTGGGACGGGGATACCGTTCCCGTCCCGCACGAAGTTCTCGCCGTCCCGGGGCGCCACGCCCGCGTGGGCGTCTATGGCGCGGACGAAAGCGGCATCGTCCTGCCGACCGTCTGGGTGAGCCTCGGCAAGGTCCAGACCGGCGCAAATCCGTCCGGCGACGCCTCGGCCGACCCGTCCCTGCCCGTCTGGGCGCAGCTGCAGAAGCAGATCGGCGATCTGGACGACCTCAAGACCTACAACAAGGGCAACCTCGTCGAAGCCATCAACGAGGCCCGCAGTTCCGGCGGCGGATCTGGTGGCGGGGGCATCCAGTCGGCACAGATCGACGCGATCCTCGTGATGACAAAATCCGAATATGACGCGCTGGACAAAAAGGACGCGCGGACACTGTATCTGTTGGAGGGATAACATGCTGGCAGTTGGACTCAAACGCATTCTGGAGCTGTTCATCGGCTCCATGGGCATCAAATCCGCCCACCTGGGCACGAAAACCATCTACGAAAGACCGGGCGGATTTTTGTACATTGAACTTACAAGCGAAGAAAGGGGATAAATCCAGATGGCAAGTTTTTTTAATCTGACACTTGATACGCTGGCACCTGCCGGCCTATCGCTGATCCTGAACGACGGTGCACAGTACGCGACCAGCGCGACCGTCACGGCGAAGATCTCTGTCTCCGACGAGACAACGACGGGCTACCAGATGAAGATCTGGGGCACGAAGACGGCGGAGACCGAGGCGGAAGCGTCGTGGGAGACATTCGCCAAGACAAAATCCATCACGCTGCCCGACGGAGACGGCCTCAAGACGATCTATGTCAAGATGCGCGACGACGTCGGCAACGAAACGGCCGCAGTCAGCGACACGATCACGCTCAACACGTCGATTCCTGCCGTGACCATCACCGGCCCCGACAAGAGCAGGATCTCGAAGGTCACGGGCTACGATGCAGCGGCGTTCTCCTTCGTCTGCGACGTGGACTTTGAGGAATACACCATTCGCGTCGTCCCGGCGACGAGCAGCCTGCACACGGCGGGCACGCAGATCCCGACGACGGGCGGCTCCACCAACGTCAGCGGCACGGAGGGAGGCTACAAGAAGAACACCGCCATCAACGTCACTGTCAAGGGCGCGGACCTCGAGGCAGCGTCTTCCGGCGACGGCACGAAGATCGTCAAGGTCTTCGTCAAGAACGCCGCCGGGACCTGGAGTGCCGCCTGATGGCCGCGCCGCAGCTGACATTCTCCATCACGGGCAACAAGATCTCGGCGGTCTCGGGGTTCGACTCGATCACCGTTTCCTTCTCGTCGGACATCGCCTACACGGCCTTCGAGTGCCGCGCGACGAAGTCCGGCGAGGATTGGGGCCGCGGGAAGGGCGCTTTGATCGCGTCATTCTCCCAGACCCCGGCGGGAACGCAGCGCACCTTTGAGGTTTACGACGATTTTCTGCTTTCCGGTGATGGGGAATACCGCATTTCGTTGTTCGCGCAGGGCGCGGACGGCAGCTGGAACGACAACTACGGCTTTATCCCGCTGGGAGAGTCGCAGGCGCTGAAGACCGCGGACGGCGAGGATTTTCTGTGTATGAAGGAGTGATCGTATGGCTTACAACAGTCAGTTTACCGGCGCGCAGATCGACGAGGCTATCGCCGACGTGCGCAGCAACAAAGACGCGTGGAACGGAAAGCAAGATGTGATCCTCGCCTCCGGCGCGGCCGTCGGGGACCTGATCAAGGTCAAGGCGGTGGACGCCAGCGGGAAGCCGACGGCGTGGGCGGTGGCCGTGGCGGGCACGGACTATATGAAGACCGGCAACATCACCAAACAGACGCTGGTCTCCGCGGAGACCACGCCGACCGAGAACATGGCCATCAACTGGCAGTATGAGTGAGGAGGCCCCATGGCGCACAAGACATTGATCTCCGGCACGGCCTATTCCGTGACGGGCGGGCGGGAGATGATCGGGGGCACGGGCTACGCGAAGAAGAAAGGCCGGGTGCTCGTGAACGGCACCGGGTACGATATCCCGTTTTCGAGCGGCATTCCGCTTTCTACCGTCGCGCTCGGCGATATCCTCATGCTGAACGAAAACGGCAGCCCTGTCCCGTTCTACGTCTGCAAGCACGATTACGAAAGCGGCCTGAACGGCGCAGGCCGGACGCTGGTGGTGCGGAAGGACTGCTACGACGAACGCGCTTTCAGCAGCACTAGCAATGCTTTCTCCGGCAGCTCTATGGACACCTGGCTCAACAACACCTGGCTCAAGCTGCTGGACGCTGACATCCAGGCTGCGATCAGCAAGACAAAGTTCTATTACACCCCTGGCTACGGCAACTACACAGTGACCACGCTCCAGCGTGCAGTGTTCCTGCTGTCTGTTACAGAGCTGGGCAAATCCGCAAGCGATGCCAACACAGAGGGCACGGCGCTGGCCTCTGCGGTGTGCAGTCAGCTTGCCATTGCCTACCGCAATGGCTCTGCCGCCACGCAGTGGACGCGCACCCCGTACACGGTCCACGCTCTCACCGTGTACTACTTGGGCACCGATGGCAATCTCTACGACAACGACTTTTACGGCGGTTCTCACGGCTCCCGCCCCGCTTTCACTCTCCCCGCAACCTTCCCCGTGATCCAAAACCCCGACGGCACCTACAGCCCGGCAGCATAAAGGAGGCACCACATGGGCACACACCACATTTTGAAAGACGGCACATCCTACGCCATCAAAGGCGGCACCGACCTGATTGCTGGTACAAGTTACCAAATCGGGGGGGGG